ACATCTACAAGTTAAAAAGGTAGGTAGTGATTTTGCAGAGCAGATGCCTAACTTTGCCACAAAGGATGAGAAGTATCCTATTGTGTTCATAGCACCTATCACAGCTATAGCAACTGAGAACACTAACACAGTGAGCTTAGAGATAACCTGCTTGGACATTATCCAGAAGGATAGAGCTAATATCACTGTGATACTCTCAGATTGTCATCAGATATTAGTTGACTTAGTGAACTATTTTAATTTCAGTAATGACTACAGCTTTGATGTATTAGGCACTCCTGCCATTACTCCATTGAATAATCAGATACTTGACTATGCAGCAGGGTGGGTTATGACATTAGATGTTGACATGAGTAATTGGACAGATTGTCAAGTGCCAATTATAACAGAAGAGTAACTTAATTACAATATAGGTATGGCTATCAATAGGCAGAAAATATCTCAGATGACTCCGAAAGGGTCAGAACTTGATCCTACAGATTTGATGGAGGTAAGTGTTGATACAGGCTCAGGATATGAGACACGTTCTATAACAGGTCAGCAAATAATTGCGGCAGGCTCTTATGGACTGTACACTCAGACAGCATCAAGTACTCCTGTTACCAACACAACAACTGAGACATCATTACTTGATGGAGGTGTAGGTACATTAACTATTCCTGCTAATGGCTTCAAGGTAGGTGATAGCTTCCATGCTATACTTACAGGACATATCTCATCAGTAAACAACCATACATTGAGAATAAGAATAAAGACTGATGGTATTGTCTTAGCTGATACAGGTGTAATAACTATGGCAGGAGCTACAGGCAGACATTGGAAATTAGAAGTATATTTTACTGTAAGGACATTGGGTGCATCAGGTGTTGCATCAATAGCAGCAGGAGGCACTTTCATGTACACAAAGAATGCCTCTAATAACTTTGAGGGCACTAACTTTAGCACTGAGACAATAACAGGATTTGATACTACAATAAGTAACACGTTAGCTATAACTGCTCAGTGGGGCACAGCTAATACAGGCGACTCTATATACTCGGAAATATTCACTCTAAATAAAACTTTTTAAAAATGGCAACAGATAATGAAATCTTAATAGCAGGTCAAGGTACTTATATCTTAAATAACACAACTGAGTACACAGGTAAATTTGATGCTATTGTAGCACTTGAGGATACAGTGTTCAACCTTATCAAGATAGCAGGAACAGATGTTAAGTCAACATACATAGCAGCTCCTGCAACAGCAGTAAAAGCAGGTGCTATCATCAGACCTAAATCTGCTCAGAAATTCAGCGGTGTTAAGTTAACAAGTGGATCAGTAATTTTAGTACTATGATAAGTGCATTGAACTTTAAGATAGGTGGAGGGGGTGCTGCTCCCACTCCTGCTCCTGTTGGTCAGACCTTAATGAAAACAGGTCAAACCACATCATACAGGACAGGCGATGATGGAGATATTGAGGCAGGTCGAGCAACATCATTCACAGTCTTAGCAAGTAATAATCCATGGGGCAACACGAATAGATTTACAGATGAGCTTGGCGGTTCTACTTATACAAATAGAATAAGAATAGATTGGAGTACTTATAATGGTTCTACTGTTTTAGGATACTATCAATTAGCATCTCCTTTGTCGTATACTTGGAACCAGGCAATAGATTGGGCTTTAGCTCTTTCAATAAGTACTTTTACAAGTGGCTGGAGGTTACCAAATGTTAATGAGTTACTAAGTATTATGAATTGGGGAATTGCTCAAAACTTAAACTATGCTCCATTTTCTTTTTTGAGTTTGAGTCACTTTTCAAGTACTACTTCATTAAGAAGCACAGCAGCTGCTTTTGTAATTATTTCTAATTCTGATAGTCCTGTACTTGAAATAACTAAAACAACAGCAAGAAATACAATTTTTGCAGTACGAACATTCACAGTAACAGGAACAACATTAACTTAATAAATAAAAAATGGCAACTTATAAATTTCCCCAATTCAACGTTGAAATAGTCAACCCAACGGTTACTGTATTAACAGTAACAGATAACATAATTGATAGGGTATGTTCAGCGAGTGTATTACTTGCAACTCCATCAACAAATTTCGGAGTGAGCTTTGAAGGTTATACCTATGAAACTGATTGGAATGACCAAGACATTATTGATTGGGTGAACAACGTAGAGCTTCCTAAGTACGAAGTGAAGTAAACAATGGCACGCTACGCAAATAATGGTATATTCAATGTCAAGTATCCTACAAGGAGAAAGATACAACGCATCTTGCAGCAGATAATATCTGAGGATGGTGCTATTGATACAGGAGCTATGTATGACTCAGTGCGTATCAATGCTAAAATTCCTGCATTAGGTGAGCTTGAGATACAGATTATTGCTATGTATTACTTTGGGTTTCTTAATAATGGAACTATCTACATAACACCTTATGACTTCTGTGCAGAGCTATCCAGGAGATTAGATGCAGAAGGTATTACTACAGAAATTTATTCTCAATATACTGAGTGGATGGTTGAAAGGTATCCTATATTACAAGTAGCAAATATATTAGGGGATAAGCGATCTATCATATATACATTTGAGCCTATAGGTGGAGACTTCTCAGCTCCTCTATCATTCAGAGGTATGTTATAGATTAAGCTCTTTTTTCATTGACAGCATATTAAAGGTAAGGATAAGAGGCAGGTCAGTAACTTGCTTAAACTTAGTCAAGTCCTCATTGCAAAGTGAGTAGAGCAGTCTCTCCCATCCCCATTTAACAGCAGACTTCTGCTCAGCTTGTGCCTTAGACTCATCAGAGGTCATTGGTTTATTATCATCCTCCTCATCTCCATCCTCCTCATTAAAGAGTAAGTGATACTTATCCATGAAGTCCTGCCTAAAAGATAGGTACTCAGGTATGATACCATAGATGTCATTGATGCAGTACTCATCAAATAGTTCATGCCTGTCAAATGGATTGAACTCATAAGGCTCAAAGCTCAACTGACCCCACTCATTAGTGGTATGCTGCCTGTACATGATAGCTGATATATGACAGATATGCTTGATGTAGTCATTAGCAAAGAAATACTCTAAGTCAATGAACTCCCCACAGGTCAGCTTAGATAGTGGCTTGACCTTCCACTGTTCAATGTCTCTCTTGTAGTTTTTAGATGGCTCAGAGTTAATGAATGTAATATCTTTTAGCATGGCACTCACCTCACTTACATCTAAATCCTCAAGCTCATCTGAGCTCACTCCTGCAAGAGCTGAGAGTATCTCTATCTCTCTGGCGAAAACCTCCTCAATAGAATATAACTCTCTTATCTCTTTAAACTGCAGGACATCAATCTCACTCCACGACTTCGGAAGGTTCATTGCGTTTGATTTCTTTGGACAGTTTTTGTCCTATCTCTACTAAGTAAGGCACTGCTAACTCTGCCTTGAGCTCTCTTATCATCTTTGCCTTATGCTTGATGTGAGCAGAGTCATAATGTTCTGCCTTGCTTAGATCATTTCTCTTGAATAGGATGCCTAACATCTCAGAGATATAACCTTTATGCTTAGAGTTCATGACCTTTTCAATGTGCTTAGTGTCTCTCACTGATAGCTTAAACTCCTCACCTTCAAAGGCAGTGTAGTTATAACCATCAAGCTCAATACTTGACTGTAGCTCTGGCTTACCTTTGATATTGTTAAAATCCTTTACATAAGTTTTGAACTGCTCAATGGTGGTATCCTCAAAGTCATTCTCAGTGATACCAAACAACTCAAATACTTTCAGATGTTTCTCAATAGCATCTAAGTCCTGTTGTGCATGGATAGATGTGATATCCTCAAACTGTTGCACTGTTAACTCCTTCAATTGATTAGGAATTTCTTTGTTTAAAATTTTTACCATAGATTTTAATTTTTAACAAATATAACACTATTTACAATATAGGCATGGATAGACCTGTCTATAAGATAACAATAGATCCTGAGTACTCTGATGGAGAGGACTTAGGTATTGAAATGATTGCCTTCACCTCGAAGCCTGCTATTAAGGTGAAAGGTATGGCATTCAATCAAGCTACTCCAATGACATTTTCAGATGACATTAAGATGCGTATTGTAGCACCTGCTATGATACCAATGTCAATCTATAGAAGAGATGAGGATGGCACTGAGTATGATGTGCTATTTACAGAGGAGGTCATTGAGTCTATTCATGCTAAGTTCATGCAGAACCTACAGAACAAAGATATCTTTAACTTAGAGCATGAGGCACAGGAGAAAGTTCCTGCCTACATCCTTGAGGCTTGGATAGTTGAGAACCCTAAGAAGGATAAAGCATTCACTACCTATGGTATTGAAGTACCTAAGGGAACTCTAATGCTAACAAGTCAAGTAACTGATAAGGAATACTATGATAGCCTTGTTGAGTCAGGTCAAGTAGGATATTCTATTGAGGGATTCTTAGGACTTAAACTATCGGAATTATTAAAACTAAATACAATGAAGTTACCTGATGGAGAACATCTGATCGAGGATAAAATCTATGTCGTTAAAGATGGAGAGATTATCGAGATTAAGGATGCACCTGCTGAAATAGCAGAAGAACAAATGGCAGAGGAGCCAGCTGTTGAGGAGGAAGCTCAAGAGACAGTTGATGAGGCTGCTGAGGATGTACAAGAGGAAGAGGCAGCTGCTGCTGCAGAGGATGTTGAGATGGCAGTTGATGTCACTACTGATGCTGAGGCTGTACTTGCTATAGTATCACCTGTGATTGAGGAGCAAGTTAATCAACTACTTGCTATCATAGCTGACCTTAAAAACCAAATGGAGGAGTATCTTGCTCCAAGAGATGAGGAGATTGAGGTTGAGGCTAAGAACCAAAAGATGAGCTCAAGAGAGCTTTTTAAAGAATTTGTAAAATTTTCAAAAACCAAATAAAATGAACCGCAATTTAAAATTTAATTTAGAGGTTGAGACTAACGCATTATTGTGTGCCAACCCAGAGGAGTTCTACTCCAAAGCATATCTTCAATCAGAGGATATTGCATCTAACTTTCGCTCTTTACCTGGCATCAAGTCTAAGACTAAGTTAGCTAATGTAACTTTTGGTAACATCTTACAAGCATCTACTTGTAATTTCTCAGCTCCTAATGATTCATTAGATGCAGTTGATATTGATGTATGTCCTTTGTCAGCTATGGCTCAATTATGTCAGTTTGACTTAGAGCAGTCATTCTTAGCTTTGCAAATGGCAAAAGGATCTAATGGTGATTTCACTGTTGCATCTTTTATGTCATACTATTGGAATGAAATGGCAATGACTATCGGTCAAGATATCGAGTTGTTGAGATGGCAGGGAGATACAACATCTCTTGACCCATTGTTATCACTTTGTAATGGATACTTAGTAGGACTTTGTGGAGATGAGGCTGTGAATGGATTGTATGCAGGACCTATCGATACATCAAATGTACTTGACCAATTGAGTGCTACACTTGCTCTTGCTCCTTCAACTATTAGCAGAAGAAAAGCAGATTTAAGATTTTATGTATCTACTAATGTAGCTAATGCTTATGAGCTTGCTGCTGCACAAGGTAACACTTTGACTTATGTTACTACTCCATTAGGTTTAACATTCTTAGGTATCAATGTAGTTGTGTGTGAAGGTATGCCAGATAACACTATCTTGTTGACTTTGAGAAATAACCTTATCTACGCATTTGATGCAGAAGGAGATGACAAAGCATTGAAAGCTGTTAACTTATCTGATTCAGTTGCTGAGCCTTATTTGAGAACTCGTGCTAACATGAAAGTAGGATTCCATTATGTTAATCCTGCAGAGATTGTTTTATATAACGTTTGTTTCGACTAATCTCTCCCTTATATATAACGGGGGTAGCAATACCCCCTATTTTTAAACATTAAAAAAAAAACTAAAATGAGCTGTGCAACTTTAGAAACAATTTTAAAAAGCTGTGACAATAACTCAGGAGGTATCTATAAGTTCTATGTGAACAGACAAGACCAAGTTGATGAGACTACTCTATCACTTGGCACTGCTCCACTTGATTGGACTATAGATGCTCTCAATTTAATTGGTGGAGGTGATACCTTCATTGAGTTAGAATTCAGAAGAAACGTATCCTCATACACTGAGGACTCTGCTATTGACTTAATTAATGGATCAAGCTATGTAACTGCAACTATCAATTTGATGTTTCATAGAAGAGACCAAGATAAGTCAAAAGCTATTAAGATATTAGGAGCTGGACAACAATACTTAGCAGGTATTATCCAGGATGCTAATGGTAAATATTGGTACTTCCCTTATTTGCAAGTTAGTGCAACAGGTGAAGGATCAGGAACTACAAGAGCAGATGGCTCTAAGTACAGTGTAACACTTGTAGCTGAGAATGAATTTTTAGCTTATGAGATGGATGCTGCTGTAGTAGCAAGTCTTATTTAATCTTGCCATAGATTATAAACTAAGAGCCTCACTTCGGTGGGGCTTTTTTAATAATTATTTCTTTGAGATACAATATAGGTATGATATATCTTGAGAAGGATACAGTTAACACCTTTGTGTTGACACTTACAGAGGTTACAACAATCTCCAATCCTTACTATTTATTTGAATTTGAGGATGAGTTTGACACTACAGCTAACCCTATCTATTGGCAGGGTACTGATAGCTCCTCATGGCCTTCAAGATATAACCTATTCACTATCGATGACCCCACTGATGTTGACTTTGTTAAGGGCCAATACAGATATAAAGTCTATCAGAGTCCTACTCCAACGGTTGACCCTACAGGATTGACTATGATAGAGGAGGGTCGCATGGTAGTGGCAGGGATACAAACTAATTCAATCTATGACTAATGGCATGGTATAACAGATTTATAGGCAGCAAGCCACAAACAGCAGAGATAGTTGAGGGATATCAGTCCTTCTCTACTCCATTTCAAAAGGTAGGCGGAGCTAACCTATCACTCCCTTATGTTAATGGTCGGTATCAGATAGCAGGATATATCCCATTTGGGCAGGATAACCTCTATCCAGAGCTACTTAATCAACTATACTACAGCTCACCTTTACATGGTGCAATAGTTGACTTTAAGACTAACTCAGCAACAGGTGGAGGATACACTATTGAG